TGGTGAGTGACGCCGTCCGGGTCGCGCAGCGTCTCGGTGAACTCGCAACGGATGTTGGGGCAGCGGCCGGCGGCGAGCGTGATGGTCGCCTCGTGCAGCGCGCTCCTCACGGCGGCGACGAGGCGCTTGACCTCGAGCGTCGACGGCCGGTCCGACCAGCAGTGGATGGTGAGCGTGTGCTCCTGGGCATCAACCAGCGTGCCGCCGGCGTCGACCGCGGTGGTGTCGCCGATGACGACGTAGGGCAGGGACGCGCCCGGCCGCACGTGGTCGTGCACGGGATTGCTGCCGCAGATCGCGCGCAGGGCCTCGTCGTTGGCGAGCCGCTGGTAGACCGCCTCGAGGAGGTCGACGGTGTGGTCGCTCATGCGCGCCCGCCCTTCAAGCGCCACTGCGAGACGGCCGCGTTCATGGCGGCACGGATGAGCTCGCCGATCCGCTGCCGGTTGCGCTCGGCGGCGGGCACCAGGAAAGGCCGCGGCGCCATGGAGCTCGTGCCGTACTCGAGCCAGATCGCATAGACCGAGCGCGCGACGACCCAGGCCCGGAGACCCTCGGCGTCGGCGACGATCGAGCCCACGAGCTTGCCCGTGTCGGTCGCCGGCGGCTCGCCCGGGGCTGAGGCCTGGTGCGGCACGCGATCCTCGGTCGGGAAGAGCCGGCCCGTGTCGCGCCGCCTCGCGAAGCGGGTGGTGTAGATGCGGCCCGTCTTCGGGCCCCGCTGCACGCTGGCGCGTGCGTCGTTGGCGACGATCTGGGCGGCGCCCTTCATGGTGAGCTCGATCGCCCGCAGCGCCTCGGCGCTCAGCGCCGAGAGGTCGAGGTTCGCCGGCGGCCTGATCTCGACGCGCATCAGCCGAACACCGCGGCATAGAACGCCTGGCCCAGCGATCTCATGCCGGCGGCGCCGTAGTGCACGCTGTCGGCATTGAGCGAGAAGGCGTCGGTGTCGATCAGCGACGCGCCTGTGGTAGCCGCGACGACGGCTGCCTGGGCCGCGCGCACCTGCGCCGCGGCCGTCGCGTCCATGGCGGGGTCCTGGTCGCGGATGCGGCCGACGACGATCGGCAGCGTCGGCGTCAGATACGTGCGCACGTCTGCAATCAGCGCAGCCAGGTTGGCCTGATAGGTCGCCGAGTAGGTCGTGCTGGTCGCGTCCTGCTCACCCTGCATGAAGAAGAGGGCCCGCCATTTGCAGCCGATGCCGGCCGACAGCATCGACTGCTCGAGATCGTAGGCGTCCGTGAGAGCCGAGTGATAGAGCGACGACGTCGCCGGCTCACCAGCATTCCAGGTTGAGGTGCCCGACCCGCCGAATGCGGACGACGTGGCGAGATAGGTCCCGCCCTCGGCCGTCTTGGCGACGTGGAGCGCGCGCACCGGACCCGCCTCGTGGGCGTTGGCGAGGAACGTCTCGGGTCCGAACTGGGTTGCGGGCGAATTGACGGTCTGATTGACACCGAGGTCGAGAAGAGCGGCCGGCGGTGTCGGCCGCGGCGCGCCATCGGCCGACAGAATGTAGCTCTTAGCGTAGGTCTGCGCCTGCTCGCCGATCGTGAGCTCGGAGATCAGCGCGCGCCCGTCGGCGTTGCTCTGCCCCCAGACGGCGACCGCGTCGGCAACCACAGGGCAGTCACGATAGTCGAGGTAGATGCCGCGCGGCTTCGCGTAGAGCGCCCGGACAGCATCATAGACGGTGAGACGCTCGGCGTCGGTCAGCTGGTCGTTCCAGACGCCGCACCAGGCGATATCGCAGGTGGCGCAGCGCGACGTGGTCGTCGAGTGGCGACCGCCGAGGCCGAATGCCGTCGCGAAGGCGCTGGTCATCTCCATGAATGCCAGCACCCAGCCGCCGCGGTTGTGGATGTATCCCGCCTGCGTCACCGAGGTGACGCGCGCGCGAAGCGGCCGGATACCGTTGAGGCCGGTGTGATAGGTGTTGTTGGTGGCGCCGTCCGGGATGAGGCCGGCGCCCGAACTCGCGCCGCCGGAGATGACGAAACCTGCGTTCTCGCCGCGGGTGACCTTGTAGAGCAGCGCGATGGTGCGCGCGTTTGAGATCGACGGCGTCTGCACGAGGCCGGCGTTGGTGCGCACCCCAGTCGTGGTCCACGTGACGTTGGGCGACGCCGGCAGGTTGAGGTCTATGTCGGCCGACCCGACCTCGTCGTTGACGGAGTTTCCGCTGCCCTCGGCGAACCGCCATTCGGCAATGAGGCCGTCGGTGTGCATCGCCGGCGCTGCAACGCCCCAGGCAGCCTGTACTGGAAGGACGGCCAGCTGCAGGTCAGTCGGGCTCACCGCTATCCCGAGCGACGTGAGGACCTCGCCTCCGGTCGCATCCTCGGCCGGCGCGATCTTGCCTGCCGTTGCACCGACGACATAAAGGCCGCCACGCTCGAGCACGTTACCGAGGTTGATGTTGCCGCCGGTCTGAACGGCGAGCGGCTGACCGGTATAGGCGCCGTTGAGTGCGATGCCTCCGGCGTTGGCCTCAGCTGCTGTCGCCGAGCTGGCTCGGCGCCAGAGATTGTCGTTAGAGCCGAGGTAGACCGGCTCGCCGGCGCTGATGCTCTCGCCGGCGTTGTAAGCCCGCTCGATCCTGGCGCCGATCTGAGCGCGGACGCTGGCTGCGACGATGGGGAGTGATGCCATGTCAGGGTGCCACGATCTCTTCGCAGGCCAGCTCGAGGAAGCGCCGGCGCTCGTCGGGGTCCGTCACGGCGCGCACCTCGAAGGTGCGGCCGTCGTAGACGACGCGGTGCTTGGTGGTGAGCTCGGCGCGGTAGCGCAACGAGATGGTCCAGGCCGCGGTGGCCTGCATCTGCTGGCGTCTCCAGAGCTCCCGGCCAGAGGCCTGCCGCACCTGGGCCCAGACCGTCGCGGTGGTGGTCCAAGTCTCGACGAGGCCGCCGATGATGTCGCGTGTCGCGACGCAGGCCTGCAGCTCGACGCGCTGGCGCAGGTCCGCCGCGCAGACGCACTGCGCGCGTGAGCGCTGGGCGGGCGTGACGGCCATCTAGCGAGCCACCCGGTAGCTGGCGACGAGGCTCGCGAGCCCCGCCGGCATGAGGTTGGACGCGGCGCAGGCGGAGGCCGGCTCGCGGTGCTCGTACCAGTGCGTGGCCAGCATCTTGACCGCATGCCGCAGCGCCATCGGCACCGCCGAGGCGGCGGCGCCGTAGCCCGCCGTGAAGGTGATCACGATGCCGCCGGCGGCGCGGTCGACGACGATGGGCCAGGTCTGGCCGGCCTTGCGCGTCGCGCGGCCGTAGCCGTTCGGCTGGCGCGCCAGGTAGTAGTTGGCGCTGTCCCAGGTGGTCTCGGCGTCGGCCTCGTCCTTGGTGACGACCGAGGTGATGGCGGCGATCGGCGACTTCCGGAGCTCCACCCAGGCCTGGTCGCGCAGCATGGTGATCGGGCCCTCGCGCACGCCATCCCACCACTCGTCTGCGCCGCCGGCCGGCCAGTCGTCGAGCGTCAGCTTCCAGGTCTGCGTAATGATGCAGCGCCCGGTCCAGCGCTCGACGAGCTCGCGCGCGGCGGTGATCAGTAGCGTGAGGTAGGCGTCCTCGTCGCTGCCGTCGATGCGCGCGTGCTCTTTGATCTCGGCGAGCGTGACCGGCTCCAAGGCGGGCGCCGTGACGAGCTCGTAGACGCCGATCGGGGTGGCCATGGGCGGGTCCGGTGCGGGCTGCAGGCGTGATCGCTACTTGGAGGCCTTCGCGCCGCGGCTAGGCTTGCGAGTGGCGGGCGCCGCGGACTGGTCGGGTAGGGTGGTAGCCGCGGCCGGCGCCTCGCCGTCCTGGGCCTCGTTAGCAGGATCGTCGGTCTCGGCTGGCTCGACTGGCTCGGCCACACCCATCGAGAGGAAAGCCTGGGCGAGGTCGTCTGGCAGATCATGCTCGCTGCCGGCCGGAAACTCGCGGATGTCGGTCGAGCTAACGGCGCCTTTAGCGGTCTCGGTCATGCGGATGCGGCGGAGGCGCATGGAATGTCCTCGTTCAATATTGGTTCGGGCGGGGCTCAGGCGCCCCGCCCGTCAGTCACTCGTCACGAGCCGTTGACGTTGGCCCGCGCCCGCGGCAGACCAACTGCCAGAACGCCGATCGAGGCCGATCCGGCATCGTTGCCCGTCGGCGTTATGGTCAGCCGCACGTAGCGCTTGATGCCGACGTATCCGATCGATCGGATTGCGTCGTCGTGGGCGAAAGTGAAGCCGGCCGCCGCCTCGGGCGCCGTAGACGAGGAGTTGTTCGGCGTCGGCAGCATGTCGGCGTCGGCGACGGCCGCGGCGTCGGCAAGGGCGCTGTCATCGCCCTCCTCCATCAGCACGGCGAACGTGGCGTTCGCATCGGTCAGCGCGCCGATCATGATCACGAACTCGAGGCCGAGCAGGTCGGCCATGTCGATGATCTGCGAGACGATGGCAGTGCTCGAGTTGGTCTGGGTCAGTGGCGAGATCGCGCGCTGATAGCTCAGCGTGTTGTGCAGGTCGCGACCGATCATGGGATGGTCTCCAGTCTGGGGTTTGGCACCCGTCGGCAGGGACCGCCGCCGGGTGGGGCGCGCTCACGGCGCCGCGTTGTCTGCGCTCACGCGCCGGGTGCGGGTCGGCACCCGGAGGCGCCGCTCACGACGTGCCGAACTTGAGGAGCTTGATCGCGTCGCTGTCGACCACTGAGCCGCCGACACGCTTGGTCGTGTAGAACTTGACCCACGGGCGCGAGGTGAACGGGTCGCGCAGCTGGCGCAAGCCCTGCCGGTCGACGATCAGGTAGCCGCGGCGGAAGTCGCCAAGCGCAATGGCGAAGGCGTTGGCCGTGGTGTAGTCGGCCATGTCCGCGAACTCCTCCCAGCGGTATCCGAGCACCATGTCGATGATGCCGTTGGCGCCGAGCCGCGGGTCGTAGATGAAGTTGCCGTTCTGGTCCTTG